AGACGGTCAAGCAGAAGATCCAGAGTGCCTGGTTGCGCTGGACCGACCAGTGCGACGCGCATAACGCCTGCGATTTCTATGGGCTGCAGACACTGTTGTGCAGGGAAGTGATCGAGGGCGGCGAGTGCTTTGCGCGTCTGCGCCCGCGCCGCAAAGACAGCGGCCTGCGCGTTCCGCTTCAGATTCAACTCCTGGAATCCGAGCTGCTGCCGACCTGGTACAACATCGATCGCCCGAACGGCAACAAGGTGCGCGCCGGCGTCGAGCTGAATAAGGAACTCGCGCCGGCCGGCTTCTGGTTCTTAAAGCAGCACCCGGGCGACACCATCATCTGGCCGAACAATGCAGGCTTGCTCCTGCGCGTGGCGAGTCAGAACGTAGCGCACGTGTTTCAGTCGCTGCGCACCGGCCAACTCCGCGGCGTGCCGTGGCTCGCGCCGGTGTTGCTGCGTATCCACGAGCTGAATCAGTTCGAAGACGCGGAACTGGTCAAGCAGAAGGTCGCTGCCATGTTCGTGGCGGTCGTCAAGCAGATGACGGGCCAGGGCATGTTCAACGAGGTACCTGGCACGCCCGGTACAACGCCGATCGTGCCGCCCGGCGTGGGCACGGCCGTGATGGAGCCGGGCACGACGCAGTACCTACGGATGAACGAGGACATTACGTTCTCGAAACCACCGGAGTTCAATTCCCTGCCCGAGTTCATGCGCGTCTACCTGCGCTCGATCGCGGCGGGCCTCGGTGTTACCTACGAGCAGTTGACCGGCGATCTGACGGGTGTCAATTACTCGAGCATCCGTGCCGGCCTGATTGAATTCTGGCGGCGCTGCGAGCAGTTCCAGCACCAGGTCATCATCTTCCGCTTTTGCCGACCGATCTGGGATGCCTGGCTCCGCACGGCGCTGATTTCCGGCGAGCTCGACTATTCCGACTACGCCAAGGACCCGCTGTCGTTCACCAGCGTCAAGTGGGTGCCGCCAGTGCGGCAGTGGGTCGATCCGGCCAAAGAGATCGGCGCCACGCTGGATGCGATCCGCGGCGGCCTGGGCTCTCGGGACACGTCTGCGAGTGCGCAGGGCTTCGATGTGGAGGAGATCGACAGCGAGAACGCCCGCGACCAGGAACGCGCAGACAATCTGGGTTTGGTTTACGACTCCAATGCAAGGGACCGCTCCGCCGCGGGCATGCCCACGGGCGAAAGTCCGGCGCGCCCGGGCCAGAAGAAGAAGGGCGTGCGTAGCGCGACACCAGCGCAACGGCTCGCGCTCGCTACGCCGGCCGGGCTCTACGCGGTGCTTGAAGAGATCGTGAGCTTGGAACTCGACCGGAGGGCAGCGTAATGGCAGTAGAACATCTCCAATGCGCTGGCCTGACGGGCGTTGCCATGCGCGTATTCAACCAGCCGCTGGCTATCGCCGGCGACAAGCTGGACATCATTGTCCGCAACGTCGTGCTGCCGCGCCTCGGCGGGGACGTGGACGCCGCGCTCGTGGTCGACCAGGACAAGAGTGATCGCAAGCCCTACTCTGTAACGCCCGAGGGCGTCGCGCTGATCGATGTCGGCGGGACGCTGGTGCGTAAGTCTTTCGGGCTGCGTCCGTGGAGCGGCATGACCAGCTACGAGTGGCTGGGCGGAGAGCTCGCCACGGCGCTCGCGGATCCGGATGTGCGCGGGCTGTTACTGCTTTGCGATTCACCGGGCGGTGAGGTGGCCGGCCTGTACGACGTCGTCGACGAGTTCTACGCGGCGCGCGGCCAGAAGCCGATCTTCGCATCCATCTGTGAGCAGGCCTGCTCGGCGGCATATGCCATTGCCAGCGCAGCCGACAAGATCTACATCACGCGAACTGGCGCGGCGGGCTCGGTGGGCATTGTAATGTGCCACGCCGATCAGTCGGACTACGACAAGCAGCAGGGCTTCAAGTACGAGTACATGTACTTTGGCGAGCACAAGATCGACGGCAATCCGCACCAGCCGTTGAGCGACAGTGCCCGTGCATCTGCCATGGCCGAGGGACGCCGGTGCTACGGAATGCTCACGCAGGCGGTGGCGCGCAATCGCGGGATGACACTCAAGGCGGTCAAAGCGACTGAGGCTGGCGTGTTCTTCGCCGAACAGGCGATCAGCGCTGGTTTGGTGGATGAGATGGGAACGACCGATGTGGCCTATGCAGCGCTGGTCGACGAGATCGCCCAGCAGGCAGCCGGAGACACGGCGGATTTCGAGGGCGAATCTCAGCGCGCTGCTGAATTCGCGATGGCACAGGTTTCGGAAGCGGGAGCGTCCGCTCCGAGTTCGACGAAGGGAGACACGATGACCAGACCGAAAGTGGCGGGCGCAACGACATCGCCCGCAGCCGGGAAGACTCACGACGACGACGAGCCGAAGGGCGCCAAGGCCGGCAAAGGCGCGCCGGCGGCCGACGACGACGAAGGCGACGACGACGACGAGATCGACGCTTGCGGACGTTGTTGATGATACCTTCCGCAATGGCATTCCGCGACAGCTTGCCCTTTTCATTCAGCTTCCGCGCGATCGCGTCGTGGATCCCAGTCTTGATGATCAGCTCGGTCAGCGACATCTCGCCCAACGCACCCAGGTCCGAGGCCGGGTCTGGGCGGCGCTGTTGCCGGTCGCCCCAGCGACTTCCTGGAAGCCCTGTTCGAGCGCGGCGATGGTGGACATGACGGTCGAAAGGATCGTCGGAATGATCTTGAGCCAAGTCAGAAATACAGTCATGTGTTTGTTCTCCTAACGGACGGGAAATGTGAGTTTGAGCATGTCGAATGCCTTGCTCACAATGGTTTTCAGCATGCCCGCGCGTTGACGCCACGGGCGAAGAGCGTCGTCGATCGACTCGGCGGCGCCATCGAGATGTCCACTCGTGCCAGCGATGTTGGCAATCGTGGCCTGAATGTTCTTGTCCTCGAGCAGCTTGGCGAAGTCGTCCACTGCCCGGTCCAGATCGGTCATGGTCTGCTGGACCTTCGGTGAGCCGGCTGCGAGTTGGTCGGCAGCCAGTTTGGTCAAGCGGTCGATGTTGTCGAGGGAATTCTTGAGCGGCAGCAGCGTCGAGTTTGCCGTGATGAGGAGCTGATTGCCTGACTTTACAGCCAGATCCGCATCGTCGAGCGCTGTGTTCAGCCGCTGGCGCGTGTCGCGCACCAGCAGGCCCGTCTCATGGATGGATGTCCGGAGTTCGGACAGCACGTTGTGCGTGTCGCGATGAACATCCTTGAGGAACGACAGGCCTTCCACGGCGGTGAGTTGCATTTGCCGCGACGCCTGGTAGCTCTGGACCGATGCCGCCCTGATGACGCCGACTGTCCCGGTCACCTGTGATGGCAGGCACGCGCTGTTCTTGTGGCAGTCCGTGAGCCAGTCGAGTGCCCAGGCTGTGCTGGTGATGCCCGGGCGAGTGCCGTGGAGGAGCAGGCCGAGTTCGAAGGCCGGCCAGCACAGCAACGTGCCCAGCACGAACCACGGGATGATCAGCACCACACGCGGGGTGCAGTGCTTGAGAAGCCAGTTTTTCATGATGTTGTCTTCCGGAAGTAAACTTGGTGGGCCGCGGCCAGCGCAGGATCAGCGGACACCGGAGCGTCGCGACCGCCTCTCTTGCACCACGTTGGCCCGTGTGCGCGCCACGTCAGGCGGCGAGCATGTAGTCCTGGACGCCCAGGAAAAGCGCACGTTCGCGCGCCCTGCGCGTTGCCAGGCCACCCAGCGAGGCGCCGCCGGCGCCGTGGCACCACTTCGGGAATTCCTCGGCCGCGCCGGCGTAATCACCCGCGTTGAGTTTGCGCAACAGCGTCGAGATCTGGCCATTGGCGAGAACAATAATCCCGTCCTTCTCGCCCTTCGCGCCAGGCCCGACATTAAAGAGGATGGAGACCAGTGCGTCGAACTGGTCCTGAGTGAGCGCGACCTTTACGTGCTCCTGCACCAGATTCTCCGCGTAGTGGACATCCTCACAGAGCCAGGCCGAGGCCTGCGCCGGCGTGCAGGTCATGCCCAGCCGGACGCTGGCGGTATGGCCGTAGCCGATGGTGGGGATTCCGGACGGGCACGGATAGGCCTTTAGCTCACAGCCCTCCGAGCCTTCGATCAGTCGAAGGCAATTCACGGATGCGTTCATGATGTCTCCCTTATTTCGGTCTGGTTGCAGTGAGGCCCTTGCGCTGCCGGTAGTCTCCGCAACTGCCAGACTCTCCGTCGCGACTGCTGCCGTCTCCTCAGCACCGGCATCCGCGAGCACTTCAAGCCTGTGCGCGACGATTTTGAGCTTGAGCCATTCCAGCAATTTGCCAGCCCGGAGCCAGCCACCATGGAGAAACGCCCATGCGTAGCCGCCGGCGTAGACCGCGGCAGTCATCGCGATCACCGTCGTGGTGATCCCGCCCAGCCATGCCGCCAGCGTCTTGTGCTTTTCCAGGAAACCGCCGACCCACGTCGCCAGCTTGCCGATCGGCTCAAGGACGGTCTTCAGTCCGGGCAAGAGTGCTCTACCAATCGGCAACAGCGTCTCATTGAACGCCTTGGTGATTCTCAGGAGCATCCCTTTGGCGCTGTCTTCCAGCTCCTTGTACTCCTGATCGACAGTGCCCGTGCTGTTGGCCAGTGCGTTCTGCGCCTTCGTCAGATCACCGGTCGCCGCGGCTTCCATGAGCAAGAAAGCCGCGCCGGCGCCGCGTCGGCTGAACGCTTTGGTCAGCGCATCCCGGTTCCGCTCGAGGCCACCCATGCGGTTCAAGCGAGCCTGCATGGCGAGGATGGTGCCTTCGAAGTCCAGGTTGCCCTTGGCGTCATGAACAAGCTGGAAGCCGAGCTGCTTCGAAGCCTTAGTCATGTTGATCAGCACCGCGCTCATCTGCTGGCCGGCAGCGCCGGCATCGAGGCCGTGACGAGTGAGCGCGCCAATCGCGGCGCCGGTCTGTTCGAAGCTCACGCGCGCCATCGTTGCTTGCGGGAGCGCCTTCGCGAGGCCTGCGCCGAGGCTGCCAATGTCATCAATGGCAAAGCGCTGCTGCATGGCTGTTGCCAGGTCGCCGATGCGCGCGAGCTTCTGCTGCGTCGAGCCGACCATCTGGAGCCCGACCGTGTTGTAAATGCTCGCGATGGCCTTGGCCGTCTCCGTGGCGTCCTGCCCGGTGACTGAGGCGACCTTGTGGATCGTCTCCGATGCGATGCGCGACTCGTCCGCAGACAGGCTCTCGCGATTCAGTACAGCCTGGATCCTGAACAGCTCCGGAGCCGTCGCCATCGTTCTGGCCGCGATGGCGCGCGTCTGTTCAATGATCGAGCCGATTTGATGGCGAGCGTCCCCGCCATCGAGCGACCACTTGAGCTTCAGCCCGGCCTCTTCACCCTCGGCCGCCTTCTCAACGGTCTTCCGGATGGCGTAGCCCGCAGCCAGGACACCAAGCATTTTGCTCCGGTACTCGGCGCGCTTCGCCTCGTTGGCCTGCAGCGCAGCGCTGGCGCTCTCATAGCGCTTCATGGCCGCGCCTAACTGGTTCAGCGAGGACTCCACATGCTGATTGGCAGCACGGAACGTTTCCGCTGCTGCGGAGGCACCAGTGTAGTCCGTCTTGGCTTTGGCCAGGCTGACATTCGTGCGGTCCAGGCTCAGTCGGGCGCGCGTGACCGCTTCGTCTGCACGCGTAAGCTGAGTGGCCAGTTTCTCGTCGGCGCCGCCGGCTGCAGTAATCTTCTCCTTGATCGCAGCGAAGCGCGCCTCAGCCTTGGCGAGCGTCCCGCTCTGCTTCTCATAGCGCCCGGTGAGGGCTTCCACGGACTCACCCAGGCGCACGCTCGCAGCGTCCAGCCGCTTCATCTCCTGCGAGCGCGACGCCAGGTCCTTCATCGTGTCGCCGATCTTCTTGAGACCAGACGTGGTCTTGCCGAAGACGGCGCCGACGGTCGAGTCCATCAGCGCACCGATTTTGACAACGACACTGGCGTTGGGAGTAGGCATCAGCTTTGAGGAATGAGCGACTTGTAAACAGACTCCGCGGATTCAGACCAGTCACGGAAATCCTCGATCGACAGCTCGAGGATTTCAGACAGGGACCAGCCCGTTACGTTTGCGAGGAAGACTACGCTTTGGCGGAGTTCCGCGGCGTCGGGGAGAAAAAACGTTCGAGTACCGCCTGCACGCGCGCATAATCGGCGGCGTCAAGCTCTTCAATCTCTGCCGGCGTGAGACCCGCGAGGTTCGCCACCAGCCGGACCTCCTGCTCAGCAGTGCTGCCCGCCACTTTCTGGGCGGCCAGTGTGTCTTTGACCTTCGGCCGGCGCAAGGTGATCTGCTGAATGAGCTGGGCGCCGGACGTGATCGGAAATTCAAGTTTGATTGTGGTTTCAGTTTGCTGCATGGAATCCTGCTAAAAAAGGGGCGGCTCGCAAGACCGCCCCATCTCCAAGAAGACAGAAAGGGCTTAGATGCCCAGCGCCGCGCGCTGGCTGGCGAGCTGGTCGACGCCCTTGATGATGCGCTTCATGTTGACGACGTCGATCTCGATCACGTCCACGCCGTTGATGTTGAGCTTGTAATAAGTCACAGCGATGGACGACTTGAGCGTGGCCTGATCGCCCGCCTTCCACGTGCCGGGATCGAGCTCTTTGATCCGGCCGCCGATCGTGGCGACGATCGCTTGCGCGTCCTCGCCCTGGCGTTGCACCGCGCCGCGGAAGCTGAACTGGGTTTCCGCGCTCGTGGTGATGCCCCACAGTGCCATCACCGCGGCGTTGTATTCCGCCAGCGTGAAGGAGCACTCCAGCTTCTCCGTGCCGGTGATGACCTCGACCGGTGTGTCCATCCCGCCGGCGCGGTACTCTTCCGTCTTCGAAGTCACCTTTGGCAGGTTGAGTTCGGGCGCCAGTCCCACATAGCCCTTGCCATCGGCAAAGACCGAAAAGTTCTGTAGACGTTGCGGGTACGGCATTACGCAGTCACCTCCGTGAGGTAGTTGTCGTTGATCATCGACTGGAATGTGATGTGCTCAGCCGGATACGGCGGAGCGAAATCGAAGTCGATGTAGATCTGGCCGTTGGCGATCGTCGCCGGGGTGTTCAGCTCCGGATCGGCCCAGGCCTTGCCGTCAATGATGGCGCCCTCGGCCTGCAAGCTGCGCAGGTAGGAGTTGACGCCATCGACGACGTCGGAGAGGAATGTCTTGGTGATGTTGCGGTCCACAGCCCAGAGGAAGCTCTGGAGAATGGCGTCGTTGATCATGTCGGCGGTGCGAACGACCGACAGAAAGCTCCACTGCGGGTCGGCCGAGCAGGTGCGGTTACCCCACAGCCGGTAGCCCTGCTGGTAGATCACCGTCGCGATGTCGTTCTGGTTGAGCAGGTTCGCGCGGCTGGAGTAGTCGCCCATGGCGAAGTCCACCGGGCGATTGGTGCCGAGCACGCCGTTCAGGACCTGGCTCGAAGGGCTGAACCAGAAGCCATTGGTGGCGTCCTGGTTTGCAATCAGGCCGGCGACGTAAGCAGAAGCCGGCTGCGTGTCGTTGACGTCCGTGACCGGGTTCAAGCGGGTCACGCCCGGGTCGACCAGGAAGATGCGCTTCGAACCCCAGTCGTTGCGGAAGCTGATCGCCGCCGCGTCGGTCGTGAGCGGTCCGTTCGCCGCGCTGGGCCCATCGGCCACTTGGATGGCGCGCAGCTTGCCCGCCACTGCATCCAGCGCGGCGATGACAGCGTTAGCCGTTGTCCCTGTCTTGACGCCGGTAAAACCCGGAGCGCAAAGGATGCGCGGCGTAACCCCGGCAACGCTCGCCGCGGCGAGCAGAGCCTGCGCGCCGGTGTAGGCGCCCGTGGTGGCGTTCGTGCCGCCGACCGCCGCCGCCTGCGTGACCTTGGTCGGGTCGAGGTAGCTGTAGGCCACGTTGAGCGTGGCATTGGCCGCGATCTTGCCGCCGGCGACGAGCGTGATCAGACCTTTGTTCGCGTCAACGGTGTAGTCCGTGCCGGCTGCGATGCCCGCCATCGTGTAGGTCACGATCACAGCCTGGTTCGCGACCATGCTGCCGCCGCCCACCTGCGTGATCGTGCCGCCGGCGAAGGTGTAGTCCGTGGCCAGCGCATAGGTCTTCGTGCCGTCCGAAGACTTCACGACCGGCGCGCTGGCGCCCGCGGGCAAGGGCAGGGCAGTACCCTGGAACGTCATGGGCGCCGTCACCGGGCCGGTAAGCGCGAGAGCAGACACCGCGACATGCGGAAGCTGGATCTGGCCCACCGAGCTGAACGCCAGGGGAGCGGCAGCAACGCTGGTTTGCAGCGTGTTGTCGCCCGGGTCCGCCACGTTGACGACGACCACCTGGGCGCCGCACTGTGCGAAGATCGCAGCCAGCGCGTCGGGAATCGTGAAGCCGTAGCCAGCCGGACCGAATGTCTGGGTGGCGAGCTGCAGACTCCCGCTGATCAGCGTCGGAGTGTTGAGCGGCCCGAACGGTGCGGAGCCGATCAGGCCAATGACAGCCGAGGACGGGGTAGTGATCGGCCGCGAGCCGGTGTCGATTTGCAGAACTTCGGCACCGTGCAGAAACTGGTTTCCTGGCATGAATGAATTTCTCCTTTGAGTGGTTTACGCCGGTTCGGGCCGGCCGGAAAGATCAAGCTGAAAATGGAAAATTGCAGCGCGGCTACTTCGCCGGCGCAGTGAATGTGGATCCGTCGTAGGTCCAGCCGACCCCTGGCATCGGGTTCAGATTATCGATGCGGATGGCGCCGGGATACTGCGCGCTGATCTTGGCCGGAAGTCCTGTCACGACCTGGGTGACGACGCCAGACGTCACAACTGCAAACGTCTGCGGGGCTGTCCAGGTCGTGCCATCGAAGCCCCAGCCGATGCCGGGCTGTGGCGCGACGTTGTCGATGCGCGGAGTACCAGGATAGTGCTGATCGATGAACGTCTGGTCAGCAACAATCGTGTTGGTCACTACGCCATCCTGGATGACGGCATAAACGGTTTCGGATGCGGCCACGGCGCAGAACGCCACAACAAGCACAAGCAGAGGGGTGTTGATGATTTTCATGAGGTACTTCCTACTCCTGCCACGTCACGATCACGATTCCAGAACCGCCCGCGCCGCCGGTATAACCTGCGTTCGTAGCGCCCCCTCCGCCGCCGCTTCCCGTGTTTGCGCCTGCGGCGGTAGCTTGCAGGACATTCGCGCCGCCATTTCCGCCGCCGCACGCACCTTGTCCAGCGTAAGCAGCGCCATTCGTGTTTGATCCGCCGCCACCACCGCCCGCGAAACCATCGCGACATTGTCCACCGCTTCCGCCGCGTGAACCAGACGGAGTGAATCCTGCGCCATTTGCGCCAGTACCGCCAGAATTGGTCGCCGAGGCGCCATCGTTTGAAAAGCCAGCAGTCCCACCCGATGCGGACACCAATGCGCCGAAAGTGGTAGTTCCGCCCGCGCTCGCTGCCGCGCCGCCCGCACCGATCGTCACGGTTGTTGCAACGGTCGCTTGGACCATCTTCACGACTACCTGCCCGGCGTTGCCCCCACCGCCCGGGTAACCGCTTGAGTTCCCAACGCCACCACCACCGCCGCCGCCAACGGCTTCAACCGTAACCCAGCCGCCCAATGCCACCAGGTTGGCCGACGGCGTGAAAGTCCCGGACGTCAGAAAGACTTGCTGTTTGGTGACTGTTTTACTCCTGAGGAGTGTTGACAGTGAGGTTTGCCCGTAAGCAAACGCGCTCAACAAGAGCAGGCAGAAGATAAAGCGTTTCATGTTAGAAGATTCTCCAATCGCTCGTCGCCGCAAAATAGATCAATGCGAACCCACCGTAGGTGATATCCACGGTCAGCCCGTTTGAATCGCCCATTACCTTTTGCCCAGACGATGGAACGATGGTGAACGTGCTGCCGACCGTCAGCCCGTTGATGAAGAGCACCTGCTGTCCGTCCGCAGTTCCGGCCGGGAGCGTTACGGAGATTCCCACCGCGGTCACGTAGTAGCCGTTTTGGAGCGCTGCGCTAAACGAAGCGCTTTTTGCGCTCCACGTCAGCGTGGGCGCGCTCAGTGTGCCATTCGAATAGCTGAGCCCGCTACCCACAGTCACCGAAGCGAATCCGCCCTTACCATCACCGGCCAGCAAGGCCGCGGAACTCAGCGCGGGAATTGCGGCGGTATTGAGCGTGCCGTTCGCGTAACTGAGCCCGGCGCCGATGGCTACAGAAGCGAATCCACCCTGGCCATTGCCCGCCAGGATCGCCGTCGTACCCAACATGGCGAGCGCGGTCGCCTGGAGTGCGTTCTCCCAGGCGGTGATGGCAGCGAGCGTTTGCGCCTGCCACGTGGCGACGGCCGCCAGCGCGGCAGCCTGCGATTGGGCGATGGCAGCGACGCTCGTGTTTGCGTTCGTCACATCCTGATTGAGCGTGGCGAAGGTCGGGCTCAGCACAGAGTCCAGCCGTGCCAAGCCGAAGTCTGTCAATTCCTGCACGGCCGCTTGCCAGGCGATATTGAGTGCTTCGAGCGCCGCAATGCGCGTGTCCAGATCCTGGAAGCGCGGGTTGAAAGTCCCCGCGCTCAACGCCGTCTGGCCATCGGTGAAGCGGTACTTATCGAAGCTGAGTGGCATCCTGGACGCTCGCCTGGATCGGAATCAGCACATCCCCCCGGAGGCGATACTCGCGCCCCGGGTACAGTCGCTCGCCCAGCACCTCCACGGTTTCCGCGAGATGCACGACGTACTGGGCGCCCGGGTCGATGGCAGGGGCCTTGCTGGCGGGCGCCTCGCTGGCTTTCTGTTCAGTAGTTGTTGGCATGAAATCCTCCCATTACTGCGCAACGTCGGTGCGCTCAACGATCTGGAACGGCGCGGCGGTCGATTGCCGCGTGCCTTGAATGTTGATGCTGTAGGTGCTGATCGCGCTCGGCGTGAACTTGAATGTGAACCGCAAGCCCACGCCATCGGGCTCGAGCGCCGAGCTGGTCAGCGATGGCGTGATCCTATTGCCGCCGCTGCCGAGCGTGCACGCGAGCGTGTGCACGCCCGCGTTGTAGCCGACCACGACCACCTGCACCTGGATGCTGCTGCTCGCCGGCGAGATCGTCCGCACCGCACTGGTATGGTTGAACGCCACCGCAGGCCGGGACACCACGACAGCGGTCGCATTGGCCAGGATGGCCGGCGCCAGGTCCGAGGTGCCCAAGAAGACGGCGCGGAGCGGCACGAGCTGCGGCGCGGCGTTCAACGGCGCGGTCGAGTCGCCCAGGTTGTACCACTGGCCGTTGACCTGGAACTGAAGCTGCAGGCTGGTGCCCTGCGGCGTGACCTGGGAAACGTTAATGGCGAGATCCGTCAGTCCGCCGGCGAGCGACACCGGCTGGAGCTGGACCTGCGACAGCGCATTCACGAACTGCGCACCGTACAGCGTGAACATCAGATCCTTGGCCAGGTCACCGGTGAAGTACGCGCCATCGGTCGAGTAGAAGATCGTGCCGTTGGTGTAATTGTTCCCGCTGACCGTGGCGATGCGGTGGTTGCCCTGGGTGAGAATGACCATCCCGTAGCGCGTGCCGGCCTCGAGCAGCACGGCCGGGATCGGGATGTTCGTCGCCTTCGGATAGGTCTTCAGCGTGCCGACGGGCACGTTCACCACCGCGATCGTATTGGTTAGATCCGGCTGGCCCGCCACGGTCTTGGTGATGGCCACAGTAAGGTCGCCGGTCGATGCGACGGAGGTCAGGTACAGATCCAAGGCCGTGAGCCACATGGCGTTGGAGACCAGGAAGGTCTGCGCGACCATGGCGCCGTTGATCGAGGTCGTGTTGGTCTGCAGCGCGTAGCTGGTCTGCGTGTACGCGTACCAGTAATAACTGTTCAGATAGTACGCGTAATAAGGATAGTAATAGTTCCAGAACTGGCCTTGATACCAATACGGGTAGTAGTTCCATGCCCAGCCGTACCGATACTGCCAGACCGTCTCCTGCTGCTGCACGAGACTCTGGGTCTGGACCTGGTACTGCGACAGCGAGATGTCGCCGGAGTAGCCCGTGGTCTGAATGCGCGGAACGCTCGTGTATGCCGGCAGAATCAGCCCGCGCGGGCTCTTGATAACGCTCGAGTCGATCGGGTTGAAAAGATCGAAGGGGAACGTCCCGCTTGCCGCATCGGGAAAAAGAATGCCATTGCTGACCTTGGCTGCGTAGCCGTTCGCGGCCGGATTGCTCTTCGTCAAATCGCCGAAGAAACTGGATTCGTACGAGGAATAGGAAGACGGCAGGTTGAGCTTGGCCTTTGTGCGCGCGAGATCAGCGGCCATCTGCGTCACCAAACTCAACGAGGCCATGCCGTTGGTCTTCGCCGCGAGCGCGCTCAGATCGGTAGCGAGCGATGAGGTTTTGAGTTGCACCTGGGTGCTGGTGGCCTCGAGCGTCATAACGCGGGATTCGTGGCTCGCCAGGTTCGGCAGCACGTTGCCCGACTGCATGGCAACCGCGGTGATGCCGGTCGGAGAGATGGTGATGGTCGCGATGAGCAGGGCATTCGCTGGAATCGTGGGCAACTGCGGCACCGGCGACTCGACGCCGGCGACAAACTGCAGATTGCAGGTGCGGACCGTCTGCAAGGCGGTCGACTGGGTCTGCGCGAGACCGGTCTGCGCATTGACCAGGAACGAACGTGGCTCCACATCGGCATCTGGATTGACCGAGCCCCAGGCGATGAGCGCGATGAGCTTCGGATTGTTCAGCGGCAGCATGGCCTGCAGCGAATTCGTGGTCGCCGTGGGGTATTGATACACCCACAAGCCCGCGCTCCCCGAAGGATTCGTGCCCTGCGCGTACAGGCGGCCGGGAGCCACATTCACCTGGGTCTGGCCGTTTTGGGTGGCAGTGAGCCCGGTGAAGTACATGCCAGCCGGGGCGATTGCGTCGAGCGCGATATGGTCGATGCCGTCCGCAGTCCACTGCTGCAGGTCAATGAAGTCCTGCACCTGGAAGTCCATGTTTTGCTGAAAGTTGAATTGTTGTTCCATCGGATCTCTCCCTACTCACGCGGCAGCATGGCGCCGCACATCGTCGCCGGATCGCACTGCGCCTGGCGTCCACAGCTCACGACCGCGTAATTGCGCGTGTCAACGAGAAGCGTGTCCCGGAGCGAGGCGCAGCGCGCCAGACTGTCGCAGTAGCGCGTCAGCCACTCGTAATCCTCCGCCACGAAGTACCCCTGGCCGTAGTAGCTGGGTGCCGACGGTGAGCGCTGCAACGGGAACCAAGCCCGGATCTGCGCTGTGTGCGGCTGAACGCCCGTGTGGACGGCATCGACAAAGAAACTCTTGCCACTGGCCTCGAGCGTGCGGTTCTCATTGAACAAGTAGAGCCGGGCGTACACGTGGTTGCTGGCGTCTGACGCCTGCCAGTACAGCCCACCCGCGCCGAAGTACGCGCCGGCGAAAATGCAAGGCGCGGAATAGGTTTCCGAAATCCAGTCGGGAAACACCTGCGTCGGCTCGACGCCGGCGTCGACGAGTTTGTAATTGACTCCCAGCCCCGGCCCGGCGTAGCTCTGCAGGAGTTGCAGTAGGTAAACCGGTGCGTCTACAGC